TGATCCAACTTTTTAAATTACCTTTTTCTGCATCAAATGAATGTAAGTTTTCAAGTATTCTAACAATAGCTTCTTGAATTAAATCTTCTTTATCATGATATGGAGCAAATTTATTGACAATACCTTGAATAGTATTTTTGTGTTCACTAATTATATTTTCAAATAATGTCTGTTTATCGTCCAAACCTCTATTATCTTGTTGCTCTGTTTTGTTTCCATACTTTCTTTTAAGAGATTCACTGATTTTTCTTTTAGTTTCTTCAGTTTGAACGCGGGACTTATATATTGGTATCTTATGTGTAGTTTTTGGGAAAAACTGTTTTAAAATGTCTTCGTATGCTTTTTCCATTGTACTCATTTTTTACTCCTATACGTATTCAAGCTCTAATGATTTCTCAAATACTACTTCAGCCATACATTTATGAAAATTCTTATCGTGTTTTTTTAATATAGAAGTAACTTCATCGAGATTTCGTTTAGTTAGTTTGCTTGATTTAATTTTTTCTTGTTGTTTTTTGTATTCTTCTTCACTAACAACGAGCCATATACATCTACAATTAAAATGCACTGGTATATTTGGTTTCACCTGTTTAGGTGTTTTACCCAAGTTGCTCTTTTGTTTTTCAATAAAATCAACAGAAAAAATCTTTCCTTCTAATATTTTGCCTTTGCCATCTATATAGTTGAGATAAGTCTTACATAATGGACACGCATCTGGTGCCGAATTCGCTTGAAGATAGTATTTTTTACCGGTATCAGCTTGAAGCATTTTAGCATAAAGCACTCTGCCTTGAGCTTCAGCCTCGGTAATATATGTTCTTGTTACTAATAATGATTTATTACTAAATTTTCCAAATACATTATCATTTATTTGTTTCGCAATTTCTTTTGGATGCAAATTATCTTCTCTACCCTTAACGATAGTTTCCATCATTTTATTTCTTTGATAATCTGCTAACCCTTGAACTTTCCAATAGTGATTTAATCTTAAACTTTCTAATGCTGGTTCAGTTCTTGTAGTAAATCTTTTAATGTCCAACATTGTGTTTGGACTTATTTGTTCATGAAGCATCTGAGCTCCAAGTAAAAATGTTTGTTCTGGTAATTTTTTTGTTTCAGATAAAACTCTATCTAAAAATAAAAGAAATAATGCTCCAAAAACTAGGGCATCAGTATAATCAAATGCTTTATCTTTTTTCTTCTTTTCAGTTTTTTTAAATATATCATTGAAATCATATTGGATCTTTTTCATTTCACCATTTAATAGGTCAAAATAATGACTCTCAATTTGCTGGATTGGCTTGTCAAATCTCTCTCTTTTTTTAGATTGATTTAATGTTGAGTAGGTGGCTTTTATTTCTTTTGTTAACTTTTGACCCTTTATCTCTGGTGATATTTTATTTTTTGGATCCATGTAATAAATTATCTATGGTTTTAGTTGTTGATAAAAGTTGAATCTCTCTAACTAAATCTTTGAAGGAATCTTCAATTAATTTAGAAGAACTTTGTTCTGTCTTCTTGCTAATAAATGATTGAATTGAGTCTTTTAAGTTAGTATATGCTTGTTCAAGTATTGGTACAGATGCAGGATTTGCCTCCATCGCGTTAGGATCTACACCTGTATGTTCGTATACAGCTCGTTTTAATTGATCAAATGCTGTGTTAACTATACTGTGCTGATCATCTACGCCCATCATTTCTTCTTCAGGTCCACCTTCTCCTCTTAGCCCAGCTAAGATACTTTCAAGTCCACCGCCTTGACCATCTGGTGCACCTTGATCTGCTTGAGTTTCTAATCCTCTTTCTTTTCTAACCTCTTCAATTGAAAGAATTTGAGATTGAACAAGTAATGAATCTAATTGAGCTTTTTGTAATAGTTCTGGAACTGATTGTTCCTCAACAAATTCAAACATTAAATCTTTTGAATCAAACTCTGAAACTATAATTTCTTCTGTTAAATATCTACCAATTCTATCCATCATTGGAAAAATCGCTTTGTTTTTAAATGCTTGTGATTGAAGTACTTGACCTAACGCAGGTGCACCTCTAAGATCATCAGTGATACCAACTTCTGCTGGTGTTACACCAAAAACCATAAGAATCATCTTCATCAACCAATTTAAATATTGCATTAACTCCATATCTTTTGAAGATTGAGCTAATGGTACCCATTTAATTCCGCCTTTACCTTCATGAGCTAACGGATTGCTTACAACCATAACTCTATGAGGTTGTTGTAAGTTTTCTTGTCTCCAATATTCTCTAAATCTATCTAGTTGACCTTCGTCAATGGCTCCTAATTCTAATATACCTCTTGGTGTTGCATTATTTTCAAAATATTTTATATTATAGTGTTCTGAGTATAAAAATGCAGTTACCATATTTTCTAATGTATGTAATGCAGAATAACCATAAGGTGTATGAGAACGAGGATTCATTACTATATATATAAGCTGTTCATCATCAAAAGGTTTTGGTTTCATCTTTGATTCTGGAATTACTTGCCAATAACCTTGGATCATTCCATGTTCATCAACTTTAATTCTTATTGTATCTCCAGGAATCGCATATATTTCTTTTAACTTTGTACCAGCTCTGTTTTTTACTTTCTCTAAACAACCAGCATCAAATATAAGAAGATCCCACATCATTTTTTCTAGTACAATGCGGAATGATTCTCTATTATCATTTGGATGATCAAAGAAATCTTCTATTACTTTTATTCTTTTTTCTTGATCTTTCTTTTTCTCTGGACTTAATTTATCATCTTCGTTTCTTTGTTTAATAACATATTTAGCTGATACAACTTCATTTATAATAGTATCAACTGCAGCACGAACAACAACGTTTCGTTCGTACATCTTCCTTAATAGTGATGATTCTAATTTATAGTCAAACCCAACCGTTGGATCTTGGCCATATTTAGAATCACTGCGATATGTAGGCAAGTATGCTTGCATACTTTTTTGTAAGCTTTTATTAGGTGTTACAATTTCTTGGGGAACCTGCTTAGCAGATCCAAAAGCTTTGTTCATTGATTGATTAAAAGAATCTTTAAATGCCATTATATATTATCCTATTTTTTCTTAAATATTTTTTTTATAATAAAAAACACAAGTACTATTCCAACACTATGTAATCTATCAAAGCTTAAGTACTTTGATGTTATATATGTTGCTAATAGTAATCCAGCAAAACCAGCGATATATTCAATTAGAGTGTTTATGTTGTTTATCCACTGAAACTTTATTACTATAAGAATTTGAGCGGCGATCATCCCAAAAAAACTAGTTATTTTATCAACTATATTTGCAAAAAATCCATAAATATTCTTAAATATATTTATTTCTTTCTTAGGGAGATGTTGTATTTTGTCACTTTTGCACTCTATACAAACTATCTTGTTTTTAGCTTTATCTGGATCGTCAATTTTTTTCAACTCTTCATTGTATTTATCAAGTGTTGCTCGTGGTTTTTCAAAAAACTTTCCACATATTAAACACTTAAATCTTTCTAACTTTGCCATTGCTTTTTTCTCCTTATTGACTAGGGTTTAAATATCTTGTTCTTTCAAATTCAATATCTTTTTTACTTTGAATTAAAGCATCAAGTTCTAAGCTTGCTTCTTTTAAACATTTAGCTTTTGCTTTCTTATCTATTTTATCTTCATAAGCCTTGTTAGTTGCCATTGTAGCTCTTGCAACCGATCTCATAACTGTAAAAGTATCTGAATAAGATAAATTCTTAACGTCGTCATATTTACGACCAATAAAAAGATCAGGACCTTTAATTATTACTCCACTTGGATCAACCATAAGTTTTAATCCGTGTAGGAACATCCAATCTCCGCGTCCTCCTAATATCTCAATACTTTTTTCTGTTTTTTGATCATGGTTAAAAACTCCATCATATTCTTGTATGACAGTAGTATCTCCATTTTCTATAGCTCTATAGACTTTCATCATTCTCCTCCTTATTTTAGGAATTTATTTTTTAATCTTTTTTGAGGTTTCTAGTTTGTTTAGCTAGAGTGCCTTTAGTTTCTGCGTTCTCTGCGGCCTGTTCGTCGCCAGAATTTTCTACATGCTCTGGATATTCACTATCTCTTGAAACAAGGTTGTTTTCAACTTTTTTCTGTTTCTTTCTTTTCTTTGGAAAGTTCTTAGCTTTCTCTATATCTTTTTCAATCTTAAGATCAGAGTCGTTAACAAATGTCTTAAATATCTCTCTAGCGATTGCAGGATTTTCAATTGTTCTTATATATTCTACATCAAGAGCTTTTGAAAAACTACCTAACGATCTCCATATTCTCCATTCAGCCGTCTCTTCGTTCAAACCAACGTATCCAAGTATATAATTGTATCCATCTGATTTACGAATATAATCAACTTTAGTTGCGTTATTAGCAAAGTGGATCTTTAATTCTTCAATTCTTTCATTAACTGATTTTGACCTTTCATTTGGTCTTATGAATTCGCTTGTATCTTGTGATATATTTTCTCTCATTGTGTTCTCCTTATTATCGTGGATTAGGAATGTCCACTTGTTTAAATTTAGTATTCACATAAAACTGTATCTTCTTTGTTATTAAATTAGATATATTAAGATATGCAGAAGACGTTCCTTGATGTCTAGTTCTAGGATATCCTAATTCTTCTGTATCTGATTCATCATCAAGTATGTTTTTAAATCTTTGTGAAAGCATATTAAAATAATTACCTAACTCATAAAGACATACATTAAATTTTATTTTAGCGATTGCGGAACCTACTGCTTCTCTAACACCTAAATTGTAAACCATTTGTCTTCTATTATTATAAATGTCCATTTTATTTACATGTGTTTCACCAATTGATTGAGTTAAAACTGCAAGGACATTTGTTCTTGCCTCTTCTTGCTCAGGTAAACTCAATTTCATTGGTATTCTATTTTCCATGATCTTTCTTGAATCATCTGAAGAATAATTTGTTTCTGGCACATCTTGAGGATCTATTTCTTCATGACTCTCAAATTCTGCCATTTCTTCTAATTCGCAATCTTCTTGCTCTTGATCTAAAAAACTTTGATCATACATAGAAATGTCAACGGTTTTTACCATACCGTCTTGTTTTTTCGTTAGTAAATTATTGTTTAATTCTATATTTGCTAATGTCATTTATTATCCTAATTGAAACAATCGTTCGCGTTCATCAGGTGGTAACTTATATTCCATTAATTCTAAACAATTTTCTAAAGCTTTTAATTCATTACTATAATAATCGAAGTTCTCACCATCTGTTGATATTTCAGCTTCAGATTCTTTTTGTTTTATTTTTGTTTCAGCAATATATGACTTAACACTTAAAATCATTTCACTAAGAGGAAATGCATAATTTTTTAATTCATTAACTACTGTTTCATAACCATATTTTGCTCCACGTTCTCTTGACGTATTTAACCAATATTGAACGCGTTGTATAATATCTCTTCTAATCTTAGGATTAGGTGCAGGATTATGACTATAGTGATCCATTCCTATTGTTTCATCTGATTTTAAGTCTATTTTTTCCCACTGTCTAAGTGTCATTATAAAATATCTCTCATTTTATTTGTATACTCATCTTCAGCAAATATTGTGCCATTCTGTTTATTAAAGCCAGATACAGCTTCTTCCATTGCTATTTCCCACTGATTATCAGATGATTCTGATTCTTTATTAGCTACACCTTTTAAATGTTCAATTAGTTCGCTTTCTTTTTCTATATTTTTATCCCAAGCCATCATGATATCATTTGGCTTCCAACCTCTAGATAAAAGATGTTTATATTGTCTTTCATCATATTTTTCATGTCTCATAACTTGTTGTTTTTTTGCAGAATAATTACTTGGTGTAGGCCAACCTCCGACTCTATGTCTTCCACTACCTGGACCACCTTTTTCTAATTCGTTAATTGTATGTTTATGTATCGTCATGATCCTATTAGCCCCCGTTTTTTCAAGCTACCCCAATAACTTCCACCCAATTCTAATGGTTTAGATTTTGGTGGTGGAAATCTTGGATTTTCAAATTCAAACTTTCCTCCAAATGGATTTACTGGCGCATGACTTGGTTGTCCATTATTATTATACTTAGGAAATCCCCTATCTTCGTAAGCATCTAGGCCAGCTGATCCAGATTTATATGTTTGAGGATATGACCATTCATGAGTTGCATTTTTAACTTGAGGAATACTATCCCATACTTGAGGAGCATTTAAATCAAGTTTTGGTGGATTATATACTGTAGGCACTAATGAATTTATAAATTCAGTAGATGTCTTTCCAACCCAATTACCAAAGTTTTTAACTGGTTCTGGTGCTGGTACCCATTTTCCACCTGGTGCATCTGGTGTGGGGTTTTGCCCCAACATTACCATTCTAATTTTCTGTTACTGTAGGATTCTTTTTGGCTTTTTGTAATGAATTATATTTCATATTATCACCTATCCTACGTTATATTCTCTCTTATACTTATTTTCGTTATCTAATTTAGCTTGTTCTTTTTTTATTAATTCTTCTTTATTCATTGAATCAATTTTATATTTTTTATTTTTCATTCTATTAATAAATTCTTCAGGATCATCAGTGGCTTTTTTACCACTCCCTGGTCCACCTTTTTGAATAGGTAGATCTTTAACCGATTTTATTAATAATCCTGGAATTTCACCTTGTGCTACTAAAGAACCATTTCTATCATATGTTCTACCCATACTTGTTTTACCTTGATAAACTCCATTGCCATCGTACACGAAAATCTCGCCACCCCGTGGTTCGAGACGACCTATCATTTTTCCATAACTATCGCGAAGTACGTTCATAAAGTACTCCTATATATATAATTATTACTATTTATATTAAACATCATGATTTTAGCAATCCTCTCTTTTTAAGTGATCCAATGGTATTGCCCATAACATAAGCCCATGTTTGGTTTGGGTCGATCTTTTTTTGGACAACTTGGGGGACAAAATGTTCGCCAGTATTTCTCTGGGTGACTGCCCCTTGTCTTCCTGCAACTGAGAATCCTTTGTTTCCGTCTTCACCGATATCACCTGTTCTTTTCTCCCATGTCCTACCTTCTGCGTCAACAAATCTTTGTGGGTAGGGTGGTTTTAAACCGAACTCTGTGGCAAGTTTTTTATATCCTTGCCAATAATCATAAAAATCAAAGAACTTATCGTTCTCTGAGTATCCTTTATATAGAGGAAATCCATAACCTGGAGAGTATTTTCTAAATCTATCTACTGTCCCTAGGCAAGCATAATACATAGTATTACACCTTTGTCATTCTATTTACAGTGATACCATAGACATCACCGTTACCAAAATCAACATCATACATATCTTTTAATGAATGTTGTTTTGTAACCTTTCCTTCTCTGTATTCCATTCCTATTTTTACTTTAACTTTGTCTCCAATTTTAGGTTGAGATCCGCCATAAGTATTACTCTCTTTTGAAGGTGCTACTTCTGAATCCTTCCAAGAATTTCCACTTGCAATACTAGGAACTCCTTCTCCACCGGTTAAAGAGTATATTTTCCCAGATTCTGGTTTATCTCCTGAATCAGGCCCTTTTTTCCTACCTGACCCATATCCACCTTTTTCAAATTCATTTTCATTTACTGTGTATTTTTTTACGGTCATTATTTTTTTCTCCATTTAGTGTTTATTATTACTTCAGTGGCTTTCCAGTTTGAGGATCTAAATTTTTTTCATCTTTTGGCCATCGATCAAGATAGTCCATATAATAAGACACTCTAATTCTATCGGGATGATATTCTTTTTTTGCTTTTTTGCCAGTATCATCATTTCTCATAAACTTTCTAACGATCTTATCTATTTTAATTACTTCTTTTTCAGTATATTTACCAGCTTTGATATCATCTTCTATCTTCCACAATTCATTTACGATATCTTTAACTTTCTTATTTGAATCTTTTCCATCTTTTGCTAATTTATCAATATTATTGATATCTCCTTTTCTCCTACCAGATCCTGAGCCGCCTTTTTCTATTTCATTAACTTCATATTTATGAATGGTCATTTTAAACTCCTAGTAATTAAGGTTTTTATAACCTCTTGCAATATTTTCTGGATAATAACCTTCATTTGCTAACGTTTCATTTAATAAGTGAAAGTTCTCATCTTCTAGTTGATCGTGAATCTCTGCATTAAATTGTTGCTTTGGTTCACCAATAGTTTCTTTAACATGTTGTATATATTTAGCTCTCATCTCAGGATTTTCTCTTACTTGTCCACCACTTGTTGCACCTATCTTTTCAAATGCGCCCATATCAATATCCATTAATCCATCAGGTGTATATTCAGATATAAAAATATCTTCTTGTTTTTTAGGACCTTTTTTTCTTCCTGATCCAATTCCACCTTTTTCAAATTCATTTTCATTAACAGTGTATCTTTGAATGGTCATCATACTCTCCTTACATATTTACGTAACGTTCAGCGTTACGTAATATATTTTCAATTTCTTTTAATTCTTGATCATCAATGGCATCTTTTCTAGATCCTGAGAATTGTTTCATATTATCAATTCTTTGATTAGAAGCCCATTTTTGAACATCTTTTAATTTATCTTTCATATCTTCAAGTTCAGGTTCTGGAGCAGATATTATAGTACTAGATAATTCTTTTAATTTATCTTTTCTATATTTCTTTTGCTCACCAAAAGTTCCTTTTCCACCAAGTGCAGCAGATCTTAGATCTGTATCTTTCTTTTTAAAATCCTTTATGTCATCTAATATATCTGATGTTATTTCACTATGATAATGAGTTGCGGTTTCTTTGTCCTTGTATCCATTTTTTTTACGACCAGATCCAGGGCCGCCTTTTTCTATTACATAATGTTTATGAATAACCATTATTGTCTCCTATTAAAGTAATTTAGCTTTCATATTACTATCTAAATTGTTCTTTATAAAGTTTCTTATTTGATTAGTGCTAAGATCAGTTTGTGTTCGATTATCTTTAAGTGGTGCATTAGGTTTGCTTTTAGTTTCAAGATCATAATGTTCATATGTTTTCTTTTGATGCTTATTATAAATATCTCTTCGTTTTACTTTATATATAGTATTATCACCTTCAAAAGAAATTCCCTGTTTCATTGCTTGAGAGATAGACGGCTTTTGTGATTGTGTCTTCTTATGAAGATCTTCTTGAAACTTTGTTAACATTGCTTTAGCACCTTCATAATCTTTATCATCAACTAACTTTTGATAGTCATCTACTTGTTTATCTGTTAGAGGTTCTATTTCAAACTTCTCTTTTTTCCTACCAGATCCACGTCCACCCTTTTCTATTTCATTAACGTAGTGTTTATGTATTACCATTATTGACTTCCTATTAAATGTTTTAATCCGTCATTTAATAATTCTTTTGCTCTTAAAATTCCATCAAGTTTAGCTTCGGCTTTAGCAGTATCCCATTCATTGTTTTTTCTAGCTCTATCTGGCGTATCTGAATCTAAACTATCACTTAACATACTTAATTGATTTTTTAATCCAGCTATTGCACTATCTAAATTAGCTTCTAAACTTTTAACTCCACTTTCTAATGACTCTTTTTTATTTTGAACTTTTTCTAATTCGTCTATAGCATCCCATTTAAAATCTTTAAAAGCATCTAATCTTTCTTTTTGATTATCAGAACTTCTTACAACACCCTCATATTGTATTGCCTTTTCTTCAATATAAGCACTAGGTTTCATTCCTTCAAATTTTTGTTTTACATCTTCTGTACTTTGTTTTGCTTCAACCATTTGATTAAGTAATTTTCCTTCACTTTCGTCAAATATTCTTTTTTTAGATTCTTCATGAATCAATTCTGCTATGGCTTCTGGGGTTTCTGCACTTTCATATGTTTCTACTAATTCTTTATTTGAAGCATCTCCAAATTTTTCTTTATGTCTCCCTGAACCAACTCCACCTTTTTTAATCTCTATCGATTTATTCATATTGTTAACATTATCTTCTTCTAGATAATTAACCTCTCTACTAGTATGTTTTTTTAATGCCATTGTTCCATCTCCTTTGGAGTTATTTTAACTTTTTTTGTGAACAAATAATGTCCACCTTCTTGTTTTCCATATTCATATCCTATTTCGTCAAACATTTGTTCAACTATTTTAGGAGGATAATTTGCTGTGATCTGAGTTAATAATCCAGTAGGTACATGCCCATCCATTTCGTTAATAACTTCTGTGATCACACTTTTAGTTTTTTCGTAATCTGACTTATTACCTTTTCTTCCACGTCCAACACCCATTTGTCTATTTTGCATAAACCAAGGTTTGGCTTTTTCTAATGAACTTTTTTCTGTGTTTTTTGTTATTTCATTTAAGGTCATTTATTTAATCCTTTAATGTTTAATGTTTATAATCTCTTTAACTTTTGTATCAACTTCTTTTGAAAGTTTTTTTAATTTTCTAAATGTTTCATTCTCAGATATTTTTATAAAATCTTCATATTCATCAATATAATCGTAATAGACTTTATATAAATATTCTGAAATTATTATAACTTTATTATTATAGTTATATTTACTATAATCATCTTTAATTACTTCACAATATTCTTCAACATTTTCAAACTCTTCAGCAATAGTACCATTATTTATATGTTTTTTAATTTGTTCTATATTATTATAATTTAATTTTTTTTCTTCAATTAATATCCTTTTAAAAATATTATTGAATAAAAGTTTAATATTAAATAAACTAAGAACATCTTCCCAATCTAATTTTATTTCTAAATATACAGGATACTTTCCCAGACTTATTTCTGAATTAAGATTATGTTCACTACTTCCAAAACAACTATTAGTTTCTATATTACTGTGTTTTTCTAAAATAGGATTTTCAAAAAAATCACCTGAATCAATACGACTACAACAGTCATACCAAATTCTATCCTTTAATATTTTCCTTACACCACTTAATTCTTTTTTCGTTAACTTTATTTTCATTATATATTTCCTCCTGGCTATATATAATGCAAAAAACTACGAAATCTAACATCTATTCTATAGCATGCCAGATATTGCTGTGCCCGTCAATGTATGTACGTGGCGGGTTTTGTTTCATTAATTCACCAATAAGCAAGTTTTCAGCATTGCAAACTGTATCTATTTCTATTTGCTTTAGCTTAATTCCTTTTTTGTTCATGTAATTTTCTAAATTTTTATCATAACCTCTTACATGATACTTTAAATCTTTTATTGGAGTTGTGAGTCTAGGACTCTTTTGAATTTGTTGAGTATCTCGTGAACTTCTAATATGATCAACTGCACTAACAACTTTTTGTCTATATTGATCTGTAGTATCTCCATCAGTTTGTTGTATATCAAATAAGTCCGCAGTTTTTGATAATCCTGTGGACGATATCTTTTTATATATATCAAACCCATTTTTCATAATTATTTCAAATATTCAAGAGCTTTTTCTACGGTTTTAGATATATCGTTTGATATAGAACTAACATAAGAAGTAAATAATACTTTGTTAGGCTCTAAAGAATCGCTTCCTTCTGGAATGATCTTTTCAATCAAACTTAATCCTTTCCCCTTTATTCTAGAGTATATTAAGACTGATAAACTTTCTAAAGCTTTAATCGCCTCTTCCTTAGATTCGATTACAATTCTTTCCTTTTTCTGTTCTAATTCTTGTTTTTCTTCTGACATCTCTGTCTCCTCTCTTTTTTTTACTTGCTCCAAGCACTTTGAATATGATTATCTAAATTGAAAAAATAATTATATTTCATATGTAAGTATGTTGGTTCAAATTTTAGTTTCTTCTGTTTTTTATTTTTCTCTAACATTTGTTTAAACTCTCCAAAGTCATCTATGCCAACATTGACCAATGCTATTGGATTACATTGTTTTGTTTTCATTCGTTCAGAAAATTCTTCCCTGGTATCTACCCAGATGTTAAAATTCTGTGGAAACAAAAAATGTGGTCTACCATCTCCAGCTCTAAAGAAAACTGGGATCTTAGCGTTCTCTCCTAGTTTAAAGTTTAATCTATTATGTAGTTCCTTTATATCTTTGTTTATCTCTTTACACACCACACAAATATCCACTGACTCATTATGTTTCAGCCCCGCGGTGTTCTTATAATTCTTTACAAACGTATAAAGATCTTCTATGTTTGGTTTTACTGTTTTTATCTTCTCTGTCTTGTCATCTTGTCCGGTTGACCCAGCAAAATCCTCTGCGGCCGTTAATAAAAATTGCATTGCGGCTTCTATACTATATTTTATTTCTGCTTCCACTTTTTTTCTCCTTTATATTTACATAGGACGAAAGACGAATTCTGCATTCTGTGTCTTCACTAACCCATGAACTGCTCTAACTAAGGCGTCGGATAAATCTTTTGTTGATACATCTGTGTGATCAACTTTCTTACCATTTATCAAACTAAGGCCTTTTAATTCGTCTATTAATAAATATGCTTCTTCTGCTTTATATGTTTTTAATTCGTAATTATAAATTAATGTCTTAACAGAATTCCATATATCTATCTTGGTCTCTATAGATAAGAGATCTACATTAAAACCAAGCTTCTTTAATTCTTGAATTAGATAGGCACTTTGATATTGGTCAAAATATACTTGAACAATATTAAATCCTCTAGAACGCAAAAATAAGATCTCTTGTTTAATAAGATCAAAGTCTATTTCTTTACCAGGCTCAGCTTCCCATGTCTTTAACAGATCTACTATAACTAGTTCTTTCTTCTCTTCTTGGATGATCCTTGGCTCTCTGTGGCACAATGCTAAACCAGTTCTATCGCCAGTTAAAGATAAATCAACTCCTAATGAGTATAAATAAGGTTTCCCTCTAAATTCTGGATAATAAGTTCCCCATATATCATAAGGTGGCTTAAGTGTAGTATCTACTATAAGATCTACTTTCTCAGGCTCTCTAATAAACGGCTCTTTAGCAAAAGGAGGTTTACATTCATACATTCCTTCAGCTTGTTCAGGGTTGTCTCGGTAATCTTTTCCAAAGTCTTCTTTAACCCTTAATGGGTTAATCTCCCATGTGGCACCAAAACTAGTAAAAGTATCTTCTACATCTTTGCCAGCTTCATATCTTTGTAAAATAAAGTCATTAGCAAATCTTGGATAACTGATTAATATTAATTTACCTACTTTAGGAAAACGAGATCTAATAGAAGAAGATAAAAATTTATAAATTGCAACAGCTGACTTCTTGGCACGATGGCCTTTTCCTCTTAACTCAGCTTCTGTTTTAAATTCAGCCGCCTCGTCCATCACCGCAGCAAATAAGTTTTTACCCTCAAGAGACGCTTGTTCCGAGTGACCGGAGTGTAGTATTATACTCTTGGGGAATACAATCTTTCCGGCTAATATACTTTTATTCTTATCAAAACCGAATCTCTTAAATACAAGATCTCCAGCTTGTTTAATCATATTCTGTAATTTAAAGAAAAATACTGAGTTTGCTTGTTCAGCGGACACAGCAACATTTAAAAATTCAATAGGCTCACCAGTAGGTAATCCATAAAACTTTTGTGGGTTAGCTAAGCATAATAGTTTATAAACTCTACGACAAAAAAAGATTGAACTGATCCAATCCTTTCCACTTCCCTTACCCCAAACTAAAACAGCTTCTAAAAGCTTATTTGTATCTGGATTGTCGTCATCTAAAACTTGTAATACATTAAATTGCTCATCAGAAAGTTTAGGTAAACCCATGTAATCTTCACTATATAAAAACACTCTTAATTCTACTGGAGAAGTATTTATTTCAGAGGACGCGTGTTTAGATATTTCTAACGATAAATCGTCTAATACACTACTTAAGTTTTCTTGCTCCACTTTATAATATCACTTCCCTACATTTCTCGAAATATAAATGAACTTAGTAAAAACAAAGCATCAAAGTTTGTTTTAGTTTCTAAGACATTTATCATCTCGTCCATACTCATCCAAATAGTCTCACTCTTTTCTTCATGTGACGTGCCATCACCAACTGCTTCAACTTCTATCCAATCAGCCCCAACATTATCTTCGTCTAAACTTACTATAAACCAGTTTGATTTCATCATTGTAGATTTACAAAGAGGCATGTTTTGGAATGATGCTTCTATAATATCTTCATTTAGTATTCTTACACCAGCTTCTTCTTCAAATTCTCTAATCGCTGCTTGTGTAGGTGTTTCACCCGGATCTATTTTTCCCGATATACATGTATAATAATTCATATACTCACTATAAGGAGGACAAAATTCGCTTCTCATAGCGTACATTGTATCTCCTATATTATTTGTTTTCTTTGCAAAGATCAAGACTACATCAGCTTCGTCTAGTGTTTCATATCCTGCATCTAAGTTTACAAAATTTACCCATTTACCTTCACACAAAATTTCCATTTTACTTCCTTACTCTATTACTACGTCGCCATCTCCAACGTAATCTGTTGAATGACCTTGTTGTTGGATAACTCCTATTAGTTTTTCTTTATCCATTGCATATTTTTCTTCTAATTCAATAAAAGTGGGAGCCAAAATTCGATTATATATATCTCGAAGAGCCAAAATTTCTCTCGTCATTTTCATATCTCTCTTCTTTATTTTCATTCTTTTTTTATTATATCCGTCGTTGTATTTATATCCATATGCATTACCATATCCATCGCTATTACCAGTACTCTTTAATATTGGTAAATCATTTAAAGATTTTTTCTTTTTTACTTTCTTAGGTAAATCTTTACCTTTTACTTCTTTAAGATGTTCTCTGGCCTCAGACTGAGAAAGTCCCTCCGGTGCATATTTTGCTCCACTTGCTGCAGCGCCGAATAATCGACGTTGGGCTTCACTAACGATTGGAGTATGTTTTCTCCCTTTTGGCATGGTATTTCTCCCCTTTTAAATCTATCAATAACATCTAAATAGCAAGCTTCCCATTGATGTATCTCTTTATCTATATCAAAATTTTCTTTTATGTGTTTTAACATATTATCAGAAAATTTACGTCTCAACTCTTCACTTTCTATTAGTTGTTTTATTTTCTTTAACCATCTATGGTGAACGGATCCTTTAGATTTTATTAAATAACCATTCTCACCTGGTGTAATTGTTTTTGTATATGGTTCTACATCCGATGCAATTACCGGAACTCCACAAGCTCCATATTCTAATAATTTAATATTTGATTTTGCTCTATTAAAGTCATTATCTTCTAGTGGTGCAAGTCCAATATCAAATTGAGTTAGCATTTTAGGATAATCTTGCATATCTTTAACCCAGGGAATAACGACCTTCCTATTATCAGGAACATCTTTCCATGGATTTAATTCGGGGCTAACTACTTCCCCTTCTTTGTTTCTAAATTCGCCGTTCCAACCTCCAAGTGCTAGTTTAACATTTGGATATTCGTTAAGAACTTGTTTAACAGCGTCAACAATGATACGTAAATCAGGTAGATGAGTATTACTCCCAGCCCACCCAAGCCAGATTTCTTTTTTCCTAGCATGATCACTCCTATATTTTTCACGAAGTTCTCTCACTTCATCTGTATAAACTTGCTTAAAATCTACACAATTAGGCAGCACATAAATATTATTATTAAATTTTGAATATAATCCCTTTAAATACTCTGTTGTAACAGTTATAGCCGCAGCTTCTTTCATATAAGCTTCTATATTTTCAAATCTCTCTGGATTTTCTTTTGGGTTATAAGCATGGTAGGCCGTGCTATATCTGCTAACTCCATGTAAATAATCATCTATTTCGTAGACACACGGGATTTTTAAATTTTCTTGTAAAAATCTAAAGTTCTTCAAGTTTGGTTTTCCATATTGTCTTTGATGAACTGTTAGATCATAATTTCTTTTTATTACTGTACCTCTACTATCTAATTCAACCCAAGTTTTTGGATCCATTACCATAGATCCGCTTGCGCTAATTGTAGAGCTACATTCTTGATTCAATTTTTCTGCTATCATATCTATTCGAGCCCAACCACATCCTGCTTGGTCTGCTCTCCACATTAATACATTTGCTTTCATTCAACTTCTCCCTTACTTAACTATTAGGAATATCTCTAAATACTCCATCTTCTTTTGCTTGATCTTCTAATTTTGCTAATCTTGTATAATAATCTGGAATCTCTGCTAAGTGATCCCATACGATTTTTTCTGATAATTGTTTATTAGTAGTATGTTCCATTTCAACTTTGATTCCCATTTCAATTTGTTTTGGGTCATAATCCCCATCATAATTACTTGACTTACCTTCATTTATAAAAGAAGATAAGACTGTATAAATGTGACCTTCAAAATCATCTGGATCCATTTTTAATTCGTCAGCTAAAGTATGTATTGCATCGTCTTCAGGATAAGGATTTTCTTTAAAAAAATCTATTATCTTTTTATGCACATGATCATCTGACATATTTTTCAACTGTGGTAATCGATAACGCATTGTAGTCTTCCTTATTTAAGTTGTGATAAAATTTCTTGTACGTTGAGGTTGTGTTGCTTACAAGCCTCTTCTAATGTGAGACCATGCAACATTGTACAAGCGAAACATTCTCCCTTTGGGATGTTAAATATTGTGAATATCTTTTCTTTAAATAACTTGGACGTTCTTATGATTTCTATTAACAGCGTATCTTTAGCTACCACTTATTTTTTCTTCTTTTTTTTCTTTTTTCTTTTTCTTAATGATGGATAAGATCCTTGACCTTCAGTAATAACACCTTGACCTGCTCCACCAGTTGTCATTCCACCCATATTTTTTTTAATATTAGGTAATGATTTAATTGTACCCATACATTCTTCATCTTCAGTTGCAAGAGAATAGTTTATATCACTCTCTGTTTTAGGTGGTTTATATCTTTGTTCGTTAGATTTTTTACCCTTTTTCCATTTGCCTTTAGATTTGCCAACTTTCTTTAAACTCTCAGCAACTATTTTTTTTGTCTCTCCAATGTCTTTTTTTCTTTTAGTTGCCCATTCCATTGGTTTTTCATTTTTTAATTCTGCTTCCATGGCTTCATTGACAGTTGAATGTTTTGTATACTTTTTTCTACCAGATCCTTGTCCGCCCTTTTTAAATGGTAATTCTTTAATTACCTTAATTACATCAAGGCATTTTTTTAATATTGGTAAATCTACCATAATAGTCTCCTAACCTTTTAATGTTTTTTCCTGAGACTTTGCAATCCTGATAAATTTAAAATCAGGAAATAACTTTTGTATCTCTTCTTGTCTTTTTAAATCTTTTTGTTTTTGTTTTTTATGATGTTTTTCATCATATTCCATGATTATTTTACTTTTAAAATTAATGTAATCTGGATAATAACCTAATTCTTTAATACAATATTCTCCACCACCATACATTGCGTATTGACCTTGAGTATTGTTTTTCTCATCATATGATTTGAAATATTCACAAGCTTTTTTATTGTAATTAGGTAAGCATTGACCATTATTTTCTTCTATTTGTTTAATACGAGCTATTCTATTTTTCATTTTTGCTTTATCTGTGTGTTTTTTATCTTTCATACAGTGGCTATAACTTTTTAAATAATAATCTGAATCACGTTTTACATTTTCTTTCATTGTTTCTATTCTTTTTTTACTTATATTTTCAAAATGTTTTTTGTATTCATCTTCTGACATATTTTTTGTAAAATGAATAATATTACCAGATTTATAACTATTTTTTCTTGTTTTTCCAGCTTTAATAGAAATACTTTTTACTCTATCATCTTTTTTGTTAAACCCTTATTCCATGGAATATTACCATTAAGAGATTTACTCATTTTTTCACAAAATTCTTTTGATCGTTTCTTCCCTGTATTTGCTTTTGCAACCTTTTCTATATGTTCTTTTGTTCTAACATATACACCTTTTGGCATTATTGTCCTTTACTCTCAGCAAATATCAAACACCCTTTCGAAACTGTATACAATGGATCTCCAGCAATTAATATTTCAGAAACATTAAATGGGAAATTAGATTTCTCCAATCTATCTCTGAATAATTCTGCAAATCCTTTTGGACATGAAGTTCCACCTGCTAATACAATAGGAATAGACTCACCTTTTTTATTACGTGAATCTAATGCTGGTGGAATTCTTTTAGTTTGTTCAAATTTTCTGATTATATTTCTAATAACATAATCAACAAGTTCTTCATAATAGTTTTCAAGGTATCTTAACATTCTATCATCATTGCTAACTGATAGATCAAGATCTTGTTCTTTTATGATTGCTATTTCAGAAGTGGGTTTACCAGTTGCTTGTTTAATTTGTTCATCAATCCAATCACCACTTCTTTTAACGCTAAATGAAAACACTGGAAAGCCTTTGTAGGATATTGCACAGTTAACCATGCCTGCACCCCACGAAATAGCCATTCCAGTTAATTGATTTTTGGTCAGTTCAGCATAAACAATAGCTAATGCTTCATTAATTGCCGCTGGTTTATATCCTGCGTTCTCAATGAGC